GCTGATAACATTGTAATTACGCAATGCCAAGCCGCCGTGCAGATCGTCAACATCATCGTGGGTATTACCCTCGGCATCAAAAAGCAATACCGCTTTGGGGGTAAAGCCCAGATCAATTACACGGCCCGCAGATCCGTTACCGTCATACATACCGGTAACAAAAAGGTTTTGTGCAACGAGTTCAAGCAACGCATTAAGCGTAGTAACGCCCGTGCCACCCATAGAAATGGGCAGGGTACCAAATCGAGGGTTGCCGGTAGAGGGTGAGTATAAAGCACCTGCACCCTGTAAATAGTTAAGCGATGCGCCACCCGTACCACGCACCAAAGCACCGGATGGGAAAGAGCTTGCACCTGTGCCACCACGGGCAACGGGCACCGTACCTGCGTTAATGTCGGTGGCATTGTGCGTATGAGCCTTTGCCGCCGCATTTACCTGTGCGGCTGTTACACCGTGCGGGTTGCTCCTGTTACTAATGTGGTTAATAAGGTTGGTGATCGCCAGCTTGATTTTTCCAAAGGCGGTGCTTAACTTTTCACCGGAGGTAAGGGTTGCAAAGGATGTTGCGGTTTCATAGGTAGGGGTTTGATCGTTGGTGCTCTTGTTGGGAACATTGCCGAGCCCCACCTGCTCCTTTGTAACGCCGTGCGGGTTTTCCACATTTCCGGTGTGTGCCTCAAGGTCAGCAGCAGAGGCATAAACAAGGGAGCTGTTAATAGCCGCCGCCACATTTTCCGCATCGCCCACGAAAAGCAGAGCATTAAACTCCATTTCCAGGATGCGGTTTGCGTTATTCGGTACATAGTCTGCGGTGCTTTCATCCTCGTTGCCGAGGGCGTACAAAAGCTCTTTGGTTTCATCATCCGGATCCTTGGCATAAAAACCTGCCTCCGTGATATGAAAACCACTCACAACGGTACCGTTGGTAAAAGCAGCTGTAAGGGTAACATATTCCTGGCCAACCTCCATTTTGGAAAGCTCAACAGTAAGCAGGGGGTTTACCAGCCCCGTTGCCGCTTTCGCATCTTGAGCAGGACCGTTACCAAGCTGTATTTTGGTAAAGGTGATGGTTTCACCTGTTAATGCCCGGAGCAAAAGATTTTTGCCGGCATCTGTTAAATTAGGTGTCATACAACAACCTCCTCATAAAGTATTTTGCTGCCTGCCTCCTCCATAAGCACGATGCCGTTTTCATCGGTAAGCAGGTTTATGTTATCCATATCCCACGCCGGTGTTTGCATCGTCTGGCGCACCGAGTGCCGGAAAGCAGCACCCACATAGTGTGTCATATCAATTTTGGTAAGCAGGATGAGGGGATCTATAAGCACATTGGCCGATATATACCGCCTCATATCCTCCAAAATTCTTATGTAGTCAACAGAAACGGGCAACGCTACACGGAGGGTGTAATCATTGATGGTGGGCAAGCGGCGTGTATCACCGCAGGAGGTTTTTAACCAATTCACCAGCCAATTATAGGTATAAACCACGCCATAGGTCCAGGCGGTTTTTATACGCTGTTTACGCTCCTCCAGCGTTTCCGTATTAAGGGGTACAATGTTGAGCTCCTTTTCCCATACTGCAACGCCCTCCTCGGTTGCGGTATCAATAAATTGATTATCCATAACAAAGTTAAGGGCATCCCAAGCCAGCTCAAACTCCGGTTGCTGTGCGGCAGTTATCTGCACATACTCAAGCACGGCCTGCAATACAGGCGGGAGGTAGTCAATCAATTTTCTATCATTCATTTATAACACCTCGCACGGGGATGTAGTCCTCACCGAGTGTTATATTGGCATTGCCGCCATTGATCTGCGTGCCGTATATATCCATAACAAAAGCGGAGCACTCTTGCAGGATCCGGCTTTCAATTTGGGAAATACGCACAACCAGGTTGGTGCTGCTTTCCCAGGCCTCGGCAAGCTCATTGAAATAGTTATCAATAACCTCCTCAATGTAGGGCTTTGCGTTGGCCCACACCCAGCCTGCCGTAAGCACAATGTTGGTGGTAATGTTAATGGTTTGGAGCTTAACACCATCCACCTTAACGATGTGGCCAATGGGGGCAAGCCCCATACCCTCACCGGCATTTTGCGTGGGATCAATAGTGGTTTGTACGGTTTCAAGCAAAAGCTCCGAGGGTGCAGAATTGTTGGCAGCCATAACCACCAAGCGGACCGTGCCGCCCACCGTTAGCTTTTTATTGATGGCAGCGTTGTAAATGGCTGTGAGCCATTCCTTTGCCGCCGTATCGGTTACACCATCCATACCGTCATTAAACCACGCCTGTACCGCCTCGGAGGGAATAAAGGCAGCAGGGGGCGTGTCAGCGTTCCATACGGGGTGTACCTTAACGGCGGCCACACCATCAATGCTCAAAACTTTTTGCTTGTAATCTGCTTGGTTTCCACCAAACGCCTGTGATTGGAGGGCATCCAGGATCCTTTGCCTAAATACCTCCGTATCCTCCTCATCATCGCCAGGGATAAGCAGCTCAACGAGGTTTGCGGATGCCAGCCCGTCAATGTACTCAATGGGGATAAGTGCCCCGGTGTAGTCATTGGCCACCGTGCCGGCGGTTTCGCAAATAACCTTATGGCTCAAGCCGGTTGCCGTGTCCTCATCGGTAGGCATACGCTCTGCCACATAAAAGTTAAGATCCTCACAGGAAAAGCGTGCACCTGTGGGCACCTCAATATTAAACTCTGCACGGAATACCGCAGCACTTGCCGCTTTGGGCTCCATACCACGATCCTTTGCACGCTCAATAAGGTACTCACGGGGTGCGGTGGCAATATAAGTGGCCGTAAAAACAAAGTCCAGGCCAATGTATAACTGTGCCAGCTCTGCCATTGCCGGGGCATTGCCGTTATACACGAGGGAGCCCTCCCTCTTATCCAGGGTGGGGCTTACCCTTGCAAGTGCACTTGCAAGCAAGTTTTCAAAGGTACGATCCTCAAATAAGCTCATACCGCCACCTCCTTTGTTGTTTCAATATCGCCAAAAATCGTATGCACCGTAAAGGTAACAATAACTGATTTTTTGGTGGTTTCAAAGGCCCACCCGTCAACACTCTCAATACGATCATCCTGCGTTAAGGCCTCGGTAATGCGGCGCTTTGCCTCACTCATTACATAATCTTTGGGCTGTCCTATGAGGTCAGCAAGCTCCACGCCGTAGTTAAATGAATAAATGGGGTATTGGTACCTTTCCACGGAAAGGATAAGGTAAACGGCCTGGAGCATTGCATCTGCCTCATCCGTCATACCTCTTATACGCCCTTTGTCTATATCCAGCTTGTAGGTGTAGCTGGGCTGCTCCTCTATGGCAAACTCCATAAGGTCAATATCATCACCGGTTTGCGGTAAAAATTGCATTTCAGCCATTACTTGGGCACCTCCACTCTGTCAAAGACAATAAATTTTTGCCCACCATCGCACCGGAGCAGGATAACCTTTTCACCCTTTTTAAGCCCCAGGTGCACCGTGTACTTTTTCTTACCGGTGTACTTATGGCTGTGGGATGCAAAGGAGCTATCACCGCTGCCGCCGCTTGTGCTATCGGTGCTGTGGTCAACGGTCATATATACCACATAATCACGCACCGCATTGGTGAGTATGAGCTGCGCCGCCGTGAGTGTCATTTTTTGGTCAACGGATATTTTTAAGGGGGAGGCTGAAACAACCTCACCCAAGCAAAACGCCATTGGCTTTTGTGCCATCACAGCATCAACGGCGGCACGCTTTACCGCTTTTACAAGTGTGTTTATATCAAGCGACAAATTTACCACCTCGCAGTTTTAACTCCATAAGGTGCTGGCCGTTGGAAAAGGTGTGTTTTACCTGCTCAACCAAAAGGAAATTTGAGAGGTTTATATCACCCAACCCAAGCATAACCACCAGCATTGTACCGGCTCTTACCCTGGTATCACCCAAGGCATCCGATATTTTCAAGGTGCGGGTTTTTGCATTATAAAGTTTGAGCAAGGCATCTGCCATTGTTTTGGCATTGGTCGCATCGTTCAGTTTTTCGTAATACTGCAATACACCCCACTTGTTAATGTTGGAGCTATCCTGGGCAATGTACACCTGGCGGGTGCCGGCATCGCTGTCCTCATAGAGCAATTTTATTCTGTTGTATGTGTTATCGGCAATGCTGCTCTTGTATTCGTAATTGCCGGCTGTTTCCTCGTTAATTACGATGCCCAATTTCATATTGCCAATATTGGTAAGCATTAGCTTGCCCGCTTTGTCATAGAGCACATACATCTCTGTTTTTGCCTTTGTGGTGGCATCCAAAGCGTTTTGTATGATGTCAAAGAGGCTTGTGTTTTCCTCTGTCCTGGTTTCGATTTTATAACCGGTATCATCCAGGGTGCCGAGGTTAAGCCCAAAGTCCTCTGCAATCATTTTAACAACCTCTGTGGCTGTTTTATTGCTGTACACATAGGTATCTTTGTTTTTAAGGTAATACAGCTGATCGTACACAGTAACCTTAACCTTTTCGGGGCTACTGCCGGATCGTGATTTATCGAACACAAACCCGTAAAACAACGGCTCACCATCTACCGAGAAACGGCAGGGATCGCCCTCCTCAAAAGAGAGGTTTTCCGTTTTGATAACCTCAAAGGTGAGTTTACCGGGTTGCCCCTGCCGTTCCCATTCCACCGTTACACCGTCAACAATGGGCGGGTACATAATGGTTTTACCGTGTTGTATCAAAAGCTCGTAGGTCATTACTTAACCTGCGGAATGGTCAAAACCTGGCCAACATAAATAAGGTTGGGGTTTTTGATCTTATCCTTATTTGCGTTGTAAATTAGGTTGTACTTTGCACCATTTCCTAAATATTTTTTTGCAATATTCCATAAGCAATCACCCTTTTTAACGGTGTAGGTGGTAGCTTTTGGGGCGGTAGTTGCTGGCCGTTCTTTTGTTACAGTTGCGGTCTTTGTGGTAGTTGTTTGCTTTTTGGGTTGTGTCTGCTGTGTAACTGCTGCGGTGGTTTTCTTGGCCTCCGTTTCAACCTTAATGGTCTTGGTACCATAATCACGGTACTGCTTGAGGTTTACCTCCACCGATACATCCAGGCCGTTTGTGGCACTTTCCGTAATAGTGTAGTCCTCCACGCTTACCTTGATATTGGTATCAAAAAGCAGCCTGCCGTTTGGCGTTGTTCTGGTCATAATAAACTGCGTTGTGCTCCTGCCGGTCTTTGCCTTTTCCAAAAGGTTAAGGTAATAATCTGGGCGGCGGGAGCCGGTCAGCATCGGGAATGTCAGCGGCAGGGTGATCTCGGTGAGCCCCGGAGTGCGTAAAAAGTTTATTTCACCCTCATTAAGCAGCTCCAGCGTTTTGTTTTTGCCTTTGATCTTAACGGTCAGCTTGCTCGGTGTTTCCGGCATAAGCTGGCCAAACAAATAGCATTTATAGCTCATCGTCGTGCACCCCCTCCGCTGCGGTACTCAACGCATCAACAAAGCCATCGGTAAGCTGGCCAACAACGCCATCAATATCGAGGTTGCTGTCAATGCGGTTTGTCATTCCCGTCATATCAATTTTAACCTCTGCGGTAGTAAAGCGGTTAATAGCCTCCTGCTCCGCAATATCACGCAAGTATGCAAGCTCCTCCGTGGTTTTGTCGGTGCTACCGGCAAGGCTCTGGGTATCGCCTGCAATATCATCCAGGGTGCTACCGTAACCCAACGGATCCGTTGTTTCCGGTCCGGTGCTTACGCCCATTTTTTCAAGGATGCCATTTACAGAAAGATTATCACCCATCCAGTCCTTAATGCCGGCGCCCACCTCTGCACCTGCGGCGTAGGCATCGGAGCCCCAACCGTCTTGGAATGTGTCAAAGGTGTTAAAAGCATCACCAACGCTGCCGTAGTCAAAGGTGCCCATTGCATCACCAACGCTGCCATAATCGTGGGAGTTCCACGCATCGCTTACGCTGTCATACGCAAAGGTGTTAAAGCCCTCTGTCCACGCATCGCTTATGCTCTCATAGCTTTCCTTTTTGCCGTTCAGCTCGTCAATTTTCTTGGATGCAAAATCGAGGCCGGAGGTGTCAATGTTTACACCCATCCAACCAAGGCACTTATTGGCCTTTTCGGCCAAAGATTTAATGCCCTGCATAATAACATCCAGCATAGTCCAAAAGCCAATTTGGATGCCGATCCACGCATTTTTGAAAGCGGTACCCACATTGCTTGCCGCAGCCTTGAGCACATTCCAGATGCCCATACCGAGGTTTGCAAACCACAAACCGGTATTTTTGATGATGGCCCACGCACTTGCACCGAGGTTTGCAAACCAAGCCCCAATGTTTTTAATTACCTGCCAGATAGCAAGGCCGAGGTTAGCAAACCAAAGCCCCACATTTTTTATAACCTGCCAAGCTGCCAAACCGCAATTTGCGATCCACAGGCCAACATTTTTGAAAAGAGCACCCAGCCACCAAATTGCACCGGTGATCTGCTCCGTAAAGATAACGAAAACAACGATCAATGCAATAATGAGGGCAATGATCCAGGTAATGGGGCAAGCCCACAGGGCGGCATTTAAGCCGTATTGTGCCGCCGTAGCGGCAAAGGTTGCACCCGTTTGCATCATTTGGGCGGCTGCAAGCACGCCCTTTACCACCGCTGAAATGGTTTCAATGGCGGTAATGGCAAGCACAGCACCCTTGTAAAGCAAGAGGGCGGCAACCACGCCCATAATTATGGGGCCAATCGTGCTCCAGTTATCGCTCATAAATGCGTATATATTGCTGATAACCTCAAACGCTCCCGCAGCCACATTGGCAACGAGGGCAAAGCCATTTACAAGCCCGTTTATGGTCTTTTGCACCTTTGCGTTATTTGCAAGCTGATTGATTTTAACAAGCACAGGATCCATAGCCTTAATGGCTCGGTTTTTCATCGAGGTCCACACCTGGCTCCAGGTCTTGGGCATTTTGTTGAAACGCTCCTCAACCTCATCCGCAGAATTGAAAACAGCCGCCTTAATAACATCGGCGGTAAGTTTACCCTCCGATGCCCAATCTTTCATTGTGCCGGTGGCTCCCTGCACATTCCGCATATAGTCCTCAATGCTTTTTGCAAGCAAGGGGGCATTTTCAATAATGGATCTGTACTCATCGCCCTGCAAGCGCCCGGAGCCCATTGCCTGGGTTAGCTGATACATAGCAGATGCCTGCTCGGTAGCGGATGCACCGCCCACAACAAAGTTTTTGTTTACCAGCTCTTGGAAAGCAATGATCTCATCGTTACTGCGGAAAGCCTTACCGGCTACAAGCCCCAGCTTTGATACTGTGGCCATTGTTTCCGTAAAGCCTGCACGGGCTCTTTGTGCAGAGGCGTAAATCTTTTGCTCAAGCTCTGCAACGCTGCCGCCATCGTCAACAATGAGCTCCAGGCGGGCTCGGTTGCTTGTCATAGTGTCCGAAAGTCCAACCGTTGCAGTTATGCCTTTCATACCGAGGTACGCAGCAGCCACACTTTTAATTTTACTTAAAAGCCCACCAGCATTTTTGGTGCCGGTGTTTAGGCCTCTGTTGAGGTTGTTCTGTTGATCGTTTATTGCACGGTAGTTTTGCTCCATAACATCAAGCTGGGCATTGGCTCTGCCAATTTCCTGCCGTGCGGCGTTAAGGTTTGAGGTGTTAATGCTTTGGCCAGAGGCACGCTGTACGGCCTCAAAGTTGCCAATCATCAAGCTCATTGCCTTGTTTATACGCCTTAATGCGGAGGTCATACCGTCATTGATAACAAGCTGCGATCTAACAGCACCCATAAGTACCTCCTTTCCGGAAAAACAAAACGGAGCCGTAGCCCCGTTTTATTTCCGTCTGCTTGATTTTCGTTTTGCCGCTGCCGCCTCTTTCTTTTCTTTGTCAACCCGTACATCAATGGCGGCCACAACAAAAGCCTGCTCATACGGATCTAACGCCAAAAATTCCGAGGGTTTCCAGCGGAATTTGTGGAGGGCGTAATAGGCATAGTTTGCCTCGGCCTCACCCTCCAATATTAGTTTTTTGCCTCATCCACCAGATCGCCCATATCGGTAAAACCGTTAAGGTCGAGGAGTGCGGAAATGTACTCATCAAATTCACCGCCGGTAAGCATAGCGGAAATGAGCTGCTCGGCGCCCATAACGCCGTAGCTTTCCTGCAATTCTGCATCGTTGAGATCCGGGAACACCGTGCACCTTACGGCAAGTTTTGCCTGGTAGCCGGCATTATCAAACTCCTGCGTGTACTGGCCACGCTTACCGCTTACCGGTACGCTCCTCATACAGCTTTTGCGGATCTTCTGATTTTCACCTGCGGTAATGCAAGCGATCTCCCATTCCATAGGCTTACCATCCTCACCAACAAAGCGGGTGGATGCAACAATTTTGCGGTTTTCAACCTTTTTAGCGTTCTGTGCCATAAAAGCACTCAATGATTTTGCCATAAAGCAATTACCTCCTTAATTATTGTGGCTTACATATAAGCCGGGTTTTTGTACTTTTCGGGGCGTGTGTAGCCGCCTGCAAAGCCGCTGATCTCCTGCTCAATGAAATCATCCTCGGAGCCTGCCAACGAAAGCAGCACATCACCATCAAGCACACAATCATTGTAAACCTTGGTTGTGCGGCCCATAGAGGTTGCCGGATCCTCGTTGGAGGTCTGGATGTCCATAGTGGGCATTACACCGGTTTTAATGAATGTGTCAAGCACATCATCAAAAATCTCGGTGCACTTGTAGATGGTCATTGAGAAAGAAAGCTCAACGGTGGTGGGTTTCTTACCCATAATGATGGAGCCCATACGGGGCACATCCTGGTTGGAAATGCTGGCCTTGCCCTCAAAGTTTTTACACATAAGCATTGCATAACGCTTACCATTGAGGGTAACAAATACCTCGGCAAATTTCGCAACCGGAGCATCATTGGTTGCCATAATCTTTGTGCTATCCATTTACGCTGCCTCCTTTACTGAATAATAACGCTCATATAGAGCTGGCTCATCGCATTTACGATGTTAAGGCCGTTGATAGTGAGCAGTACCGCCTTTTTGTTATCGCCAACCTCTACCGTTACTGTGTCGGTGTCAAAGTCCTCAACCGCACGGATGCGCTCAAGCTCCTGCACCAGCTTAACAATATCGTTCCAGAGGGTAGCACGCCCAGAGGCATCATTCGGTACCTGGCCAACATAGCGGGTGTTAAAGAGCACCGCAACATCGTTGGCGATCTGGTCGCACACTCTTACGGTCTGGTTGCTCTGGAAAATCTCACCCTTTTCATCGTTAAGGGTAACGAGGGTGTTAATATCCTCCAAAACACGCACCGTGCCGTTTACATTGTGGAGCATAAACTTGCCGGCCTTAATGCAAGCCTCAAGCTCTGCCTGGGTGTATTCCACATCCACAATGAGCTCACCATCATACACGGTATTAGTGAGCGATTTATTGACAGCAACCCCTGCCTGTGCACCAGCCACCCAATATACAAGGGAGTGCTTTGCAACATTCGCAATGGATCCGTGGGTTGCCTCATTCCAAACGCCGATAACGCCCTCATAGTCAGCCGCAGGCTGCCAAGCAATTACCTGGAATTTGGAGCCGATGGTATCACGCACACGCTCTGCAAACTTTGCGTAAAGGGTAACAACCGAGGCATCGGCTGCCGGGCAGCAAAGTGCGTTAAATGCGTAGCTTTCGATCTTATCAAGGAAAGCCTGGTGATCCTCACCGGAAATGCTGGCAGCGTTTGTGCCGCCGGTCATAGGCAAGCCTGCCGTATTGGCAAGCTCTGCATCCTTTTTGAACACAACAAAATCGTTGTCAACAAGGTTGGATGCTCCCGCAACGGTCTGGGTTTCATACACAGAGCCACCAACAAGAGTGCTTACATCGTAGGCGCTCTCATCGTCAACATTCGCCGCAATAACAATGGTAATGTCATTGCCACGAGTGCCGGGGTGTTTTGCTGTACCATAGGTGTTAGCAGCCTTTACGCCGCCGCTACCCAAGCGGTAGCAATACACTTTGGTTGCGTGGCAGAAAATCTCACGCAATGCAAGCATTTCCGGGGCATCGTAGCCGTAGCCGAAAATGGCCTTGCTGTTTTTCTGGAAATCGCCGGAAGTAACCTCAAAAACGGTACCCTCCGGGCCCCAATTCAGCTCAAAGGGGGCTGCCGCAATGTCTCTATCGGAAAGAGCCGCAGTAGCCTTGGCCAAACTGGTAAAATTGATATAAGTACCGGGCATTACCTTATTTTGGGTAAGCCAGGTGCCGCCACCGTGTGCCATATTACTTTACCTGTCCTTTCATAAATTTTTCAATCAACGCATCCACCTGGGCGGTGGTATAGGTCTTGCCATCCTCAAGCAGGGCGTTGATAATATCCTGCCTGTTGGCATATTTCTTTGAGGCAAGCAGCTGTGCCTTTGTGTGCACGGGAGCCACAGCCTCTGCATTGGTCTTTGTTGCCATAGCCAAGCCTCCTATTTCATTTTTAGCGTTTCCATAGCATCCCCGGTTGCCTTTTCATAGACAAAATGGGGGTACCGCACAATGCAATGCAGCACACCATCCTCAATGGTGCTTTCAAAGCCGGTGCCGTGCACCTTATCACCCTCCGGGGTGGTTATAGTGCCAATGGCTTTGGGTAAGAGGTTTGCCTTTTCCAGGCACTCCTCACGCCCGCCATTTTCGGTGGCGTAATAGATAACATCAAAGGTAATGCTGCGGTTAGCACGGGAGCCCATCTGCCCACTATGTTGTGGGGTGATCGGCAACACATTGAAATCACCGGGATGCAGATCTTGTTTGACGGTCCTGCCGTGTATATGCACCGCTGGAAACGCACGATGCAAGGCAAGTGTTACCCCGTCAAAAATGCTGTTATAACTTATTTCAGCCATTGAATACCTCCCGGAGTAATTGATCGAGTTTCCGCTGTATAATCACCGGGGCCAACCGTTGCAGCTCCTCCTCCGATACGGTGAGGAAATACTGCCCATCAACCCACGATGCTTTGAGGCGTTTTCCAATAGCGGGTACAAAACGGCCTGGTGTTTGTCTGTGCCCAAATTCCACATAGCTTGCATACTCCACGGGGTTTATAACCTCAATGGTGTAAGTGTGGCCCACCTTTGTAATTGGCAGGCTTTGGGCATAGGCTCTTGCACCAGCGTTTTTGCCACCGGTCCATCCACGCCTTAATGTGCCGCCATTCTTGCCGGTACCCTCTGGGTACACACCAACGGGGGTGCGGGGTATAACGAGTGCAAGCAAACGGGCGGCAAGCTCCTTTGATACATCCCTGCAAAATTTATCAAGATCAATTTGCTCCAGCCTTTGGAGGCGATCCTGTAATTGCTTGAATTGCTCAAAATCTGCTTTGCCCCATTTTGCCATTACGCCCACCCCTTAAAGAGCTCAAGCGGTATTTCCTTATGTGCGGAATAAACCGCAGCCTTACCGCTTTGCTCATACACCCCGGTGGTGCCGTTCTGCGTTACGGTGATTTTGGATCCTGCCGGGATAGAAACAGCTGGATCAATAAACAGCGTAACGGTTTGCTTTATTTGGGCGGCGCCGTTGGAGGGCTCCGTTACCTGGACCGTATCAAAAGAAATACGGCAGGGCTCGTTTGTGCAAAGGTCAACCTCCTTTGCCTCTGTACGCCCGTTGGCCTCATTGGTTTCGTTTTCACGCACCGTAACGGTGCACACGCCACTCCAGAGGCTTTTTACAGCGGCGGCAAGGTTTACACCCCTTACCATTTAAGCCTCCTAAAAGCGGCAAATACGCTTTGTGGCGGGTTGATAAAGGCATCCACCATTTTATCAAACCTTGCCTCCGGGGTAAGGCTGCCATCCGCTGCTCCCGCAAAGGTTACGGAAACATCACCCTCGCTGATACTCTTAGCAGGCGCCGTAAAGTCAAAATTTGCACCAAGCTGGTTGGTGTCCTTTTTGTCTTTAAGGAATAAGCCCACCGCCATATCAATGTGGGTGTAATACAGCCCCTCCGGTATTTCCGTGCGGTTGATCTGCGACTTGATAAAAGCCTCAGCACGGTTAATGGAATAAGTAACGGCAGCATCCGGTGTGTCGGTTGCGGTTACTGTAAAGCCAAGGCTTGCAAGCCTTGCCACAACATCCTCATACAGAGCCATTTGCTGCACCTCCTATTACTTAGCCTCTGGAGAAAATTCTCACGATGGCAATAGCCTTGTGGTTGATGTAGGTACGATCCTTTTCCGCATTTTCGCCGGTGTGTACCACGCTCCAGTTTGCACCGTTGGCAAGCTCTGCATCCGTAGGAGAGAGGGATGCCTGGCTGGCCTTTTCATAGGAAATGCCAAAAGGTGCAAAGCACTTACGCTGACGGATGTAGAGGGTGTCCTCACCGCCGTTTACCTTGGGATCACGGTCCATTTCATAAGGCACCTTAACGCCGATGTCCTCATAAGAAATGGAGCCCTTACCAAGAGCGTAAGTGGTGTAACGGGTGCCGGGTACCACATAGGTATCAGCAGCAACCGCACCGTTGCCAAAGTAAGGAGTTACGGCACTTGCCTTGATCTCACCATCCGTAGGAGTTGCAGAGCTTGCAACAACCTTGAGGGCGCCGGGATCGCTTGCAGTTGCAGGGAAATAACCCTCCTCAGCGGGCATATCATCATCCACAACCACGAGCTTGCCATTCCAGGTACCGAGGTCAAGGGATCTGGTGATGCCCTGTGCATCGGTGTACTTGAGGCGCTCAATGAGGTTGAGGTTTTCCAGGCCGGTGCTTACATCGCTGTGCATAAACACGAGGGCAAAAGCCTTTTTGTTAGCACCGCAGGCCTTGTTGGTAGCGGAGTTGAGGGTTGTTGCGGTCATATCACCGTCAACAGTAGTGGTGTGCTTTGCAACAAACTCAGCGTTTTTGCCGCCGGTCATTGCAAAAATACCCTTGAGGATCGCAAGGATAGTGCCCTGGTCGAGGCCATCCTTATACTCAGCGATCTGCTTTGCGATGTTATCCATAAAATCAACCTTGCCGGTGATGTCATAGGAAAAATCACGCTCAACCCAGCCCTTAGCACGGCCTACCACAACAACACCCTGCTCAAAGGTCTTGGTGCTGGTAGCGGTGATGTCGGTCTGGCCGTCATAGTTGACAGCATCGCCATCTGCCAAGCCACGCATAGCAATGCGGGCATAGCCCGTGCCGTTCTGGCTGGAGAAAACATCCTTGATGTCCGGGTTGCCAACGAGAGCAGAGGACTTTTTCAGCTCGTTCATTTTCAAGTTGGGAACGGTACCAACCTTGTACTTAAACGCCTCAGCATTAAAGCTTTTGGCATCAAACTTAGTGTTAGGCATTATGTTCACCTTTCCTTTTTAGATTTTTATAATGTTTTGGGGTTAATCGAGTTTTACGCCGGGGTTAGCCTCCATATAGGCACAAAGCTCATCATAACTCATTTCGGATGGCTTTTTGCCCTCCGGGGGCGGTGTCTTGCCGCCGGGGTTTCCAGGAGCCATACCTCTAAACTGAGCCCCGCCGTTACCGGTATTGAATAAGAAAGCAGTAGCCTCAGCTTTTGCCATTGTGGCAAGTTCGCCATCCAAGCCCTTGACGGTACCATCCTCGGCAATTTTGGCATCCTTGAGGAAATCTGCAAGCAGAGCCTTAACAGCGGTGTTGTTTTTAGCACCGGCAGCGGTAAGGGCTGCCTCAACGGCGGCATCGAGCTTAACCTTGGCAATCTCTGCCTCGTAAGCGGTCTTAGCATCTGCGTTTTGTGTTTGGAGCGTGGTAATCTGCTGCTTGAGGGCATCAATATCACCGGTTGACTTTTTAAGGTCCTCCAGCTGCTGATCACGGGTGGCCACATCCTGCTCCAGTTTCTTTTTGGCGGTGCTTACCTCGTTGAAATCTGCACGGGCAACAAAGCCCTTGCCGATCTCGGCAGCAATCTTGCTGTCGATCTCCTCCGTGTAGGCATCCCCCAAAATGGGTTTTAACCAATCCAACATTTTTGTTTACCTCCTTATGGTCTTTGGTTTTGGTTGCTGTCCTTGTTTGTCCGGCAAGTCCCGGTATTGCAACACCCGTTTTGTTATCCGCTGGGCCGGCGGTATTTTTGTATGAAAAAAGCACCGTGCCGCAATAGCACGATGCTTTAATCAACCTATGAAATTGTGGGAGGGCTTTTAGTCCTCCTCATTAAACCTGCCGCATTTGTCGCAGGTCTTTTGGGCTGCATCCCAATCTGTTACGGTATCGCCCTCAAGCAAAACATCATTTGTGGCGATGTTGCAGAGCTCCCAGCAGTACCCCTCCTCAATTTCCTTG